CAAGCTATGCCACAACATCAAGCAGTTGCTATGACACAAGCACAACCATCTGCACCTGATAATGCTGTGCCTGTTACAATACAAGACCATAAACAAATAAACGAGGATAGTGAACTAGATGATGAAATCCCTTTTTAATAATGTTATAAGTGATTGTTATGGTCAATTGGTTAAAAAACGAGCTAGAAAGAGTCAAGAAAGATTTGGATTTAGCTCATGAAGAAAACCAACTTCTCAATCTTGAAAATCAAAGACTTAAAGAACTTGAACAATCCCATAAAAAGTTAAATGGAGAATTAAGACTTCAATTAGTTCAAGAGATTGAAAAGGTTAAAAAGGAAGCTGATAATTTAATGATGAACAAAATTATTAAGTATGAAAAAAAAATAAGAAGATTAAAAAATGAAGCAAGGACAATGTTAAATTTCCCATGATAATATTTGGCTATCCAATACATAAAAAATATACAATAATAATACTTATAATTTTAATTGGATTATTATTAACAGCTTGTAAATGGGATTTTGACCCTCGAACATCTATGTTGAAATATACTTTTAAATCAATTAACAAGGAAAAGATCAATGGACACAATGAACATAAATAGTAGAGAAGCTTATAAAAAAATGTCAGAAGCTTCTAACAAATGGAGTGAATGGGCAGAGAAAGTTATTTTATTAGATGAAGGCCGCAAAGCTACCTTTTCTAAATGCTTTGCCAAACATAAGCTTGTATGCAAATCAATAGCCGAAGCTGAACATAAAGCTAGAACCGATACTGAATATCAGGATATTATTAAAAGCTATGCTCATGCAGAAGGTCAGTTGATAAAATGTAAATTAGCTTATAACAATCTTGATCGTTACTTATCTGTGAGACAAACAGAAGTGAAAAGAGATTTAACCCTTGCTGGTAAGCAAGAGGGATAACAAAATTCCGATCCTGCCGAGAGGTATTTCGGAATCCATGAGGGTGGTAAATTAATAAGGAAAACAACTATATGTAACCCACCCTTGTGGTATAAAAGAGGAGAGATGGACTACTTATATATAAATGAAAAAGGTAAGCATGAAAGAATGGAAAACCGAAAAGAATTAAAAAGGTCAGTATTCTTTTTATTAGGTGTCAGCTTCTTATTCTTTCTTATTGGATTTACTTGGCTAGTGTTTCACAATTTCTAAACCTGTTAAATCAGTTTTAGAAGTTATTTCTTTAGTCTTATAATGATGACTCAAAACAAATGCGTCAGGGTTTTTGTTTAGTTCATATAAAGTTTTTTTGAGTCGTGGGAAATGTGGTTTCTCATCTATAAAAATAAATGAAGCATAACATCCTAAAGGACTATTGTAACTATGCAGCTTAACATCTAGTTCTGTAATAACAAAATCAATGGGATTCATTACTTCCTTTTTCTTTTCTTTTTTTTTAAACCAACTTGTTCCTAGCATTATTTTTTCTTATTTCTGTTCAATACCTTGTCTGTCATTTTTGTAGAAAATGTTGCTGTAAAGACGATAATTACGAGATACCATACAGAGTCAGGGAGGTCGTTTATAATTCTAACCCACTCCTCAAAGTTTCCTCTTGTACTTTCAAACCAACCTGTACTCAACATTGAAATTAACCAGACCATTAATATTTCATCTTTCCAAGATTTATCTTGTGATTTAATTCTAGCAACATCAACCTCTTTACAAGCTTCTATTTCTGCTTGTCTTATAGTTTTAACTTTTTCTTCTTTATGTTTAAAATGACCTATTGCTTTATTAGCAATCATTTTAGTTAATGGATTTTTTAATAAAGCTAACCACATTACTTTAACTCCTTTAATAATTCGCAATAGTGTATTGCTTTATCTATATCTTCATTGCCATTTTTTTTATCAAATCTGCATACATATTTTATAATTGAACCTTGTATAAAACTTAACTTATTAGCTGTAATAAATTCTATGGGTTGTATTGTAAAATCATTTTTATAATGATTACCTCCAACTTGACGATCTAATGCCCTCTCTGTTGCTCTATGTTCGTTTAAAGTACCATTTTTGTTCATACTATCTTCTTAATCCATCTTCCACTAGAGTTCAAGACCATTGGTAATAATCGTGGAATACCATTTATAATAACAGCAGAACCCATAATAAATCTAGTTCTAAAGTTTTTAGCATAAGCAAAAGCCATGTGTTTTTGTGCAGCTAAACATCCTACATTCATCGCAAAAAATAGATTATCAGGATTAGCCCAATAACTTATAACAAACTTCGTATGATAATGTCCTTGCACAGCACTCATGCCCATTGTTTGAGATACCTTTAATACATCAGCACTTCTTCCATGTGTAAAGAAACACTTTTGTCCATTACTCATTTTTAAAGTTAAATCATCTACCCATTTCCATTTCTTCGTTCCTAAAAAATCTCCATAGTCTTTTAAGAATTGACGACTCATTCCATATTTTAAAGCTCTGCGATAAACCAAGCTAGAATGATTACTTTCTACTTCAACCATCTTTGGAAAAATAGATTCTAATTGTTTAATGTATTCTTTGGATTTATCTAATTCATGTCCAGCACTATATAAATCAGGGTCGTGTGTGTGCATATTGATTGCATGAAAATCTAACAGGTCGCCAATATTGACGATGAAGTCAGGTTTAAATTGTTTTTTAATTTCTTTTAAAAATTCAAAACTATCAGGATGTTGGTATGGAATATGTAAATCTGATATTACTAATATTGATTTGTGCATACAATGTTCTTATATGCCATAAGTTGTGTTAATGCAATATTTAGAGGATAGATGTAATTTTTATCTTTTCTTTTTAGGATAAGTATAAGACTTTCCTTTGCCAGTTTTCCCAGCTTTCTTTTTAAGTTTTTTGTATTTGCTTTTTGGCATTTTTTTCTCCTGTTTAAATAAATGATAGAAAACTTCAAGTCCTCTAAAAAACATATTCATATAATTTTAATTCCTTAATTGTCCACCTGACCATTGAGCTTCAGGCAATCCATTAATATAGTTCTTACCATCATAAGTTAAGACTTGTTTTCTATTAGAACCCTCTACAAACGAACAATGTACCCAACCACTATTAGGGTCATTATCTTCTTTTTTCCAAAACTCTAAAATTAACTGATCAAAATTACAGTTGTTTTGAACCCATAAAGCCACTTCTAAATTAGATACACCAGCTATTTCAAAATCAACTGCTTGGCCTTTGGTATGCTGCGATGTCTTGGAAGATTTAATTGCTTCACATAATTCTTCACTACGAAAACCACTGGTAATTATAACAGGTTTTTCATCAAACTTTGCTCTAACAGGTTCTAATATTTCATAACAAACATCAGTAAGGTTTTTAATTTCTCCACTACCAGCTTTGTTTTTTATACCTAATCGTATTGCTGTTGCTGATTTTTCAAATTCGTGTAATTTAAAATGTTTTGAAAGTTGCATTAAAAACTCCTATGAGTTTATTATTCAGGGCTTGGTAGGCCAAGTTACATTATTAACTTCTTCAACAGTAGTTAATCCACTTGGTAAATCACGAAGTTCCTGTCTATAAGTAGTCATTTCATCAGACATCGTTACATCAGATAAAGCATAGAAATCAGTTTCAGCTAATTTTCTATTTCTATCTTGTCGTAATTTAGCAATAGCACGATCAAAAGCACCAGCTTCCCAAGCCGCTTCTTCTGCATCTCTAGCAGTTTCTTCCTCAGCAGTAAATTGTACTCTGACTCCATTAATATTGTGAAATCTTGGCATAATTTTTATATACTCCTTTTTATTAAGTTAATCAAGAAATTCCATAAAGTGAAATTTGACCTGTAATATTACCACTTTCAAATTTAAAACTTATAGCATCAATCGCACTGGTCGTATTAAAATAACCAGCACAATAACTATTAACAGACAATGGACTGTCTTGCATACAATTCGATGTCCACATAAAATGTTTGACGAATGTTGTATCACCAGGTGCATAAAGATACAAAAATCCTGATGCTGAACTATCTGCCGCATTACCAACAGTTTCAGTTAACCTTTGATACCCAGTTCCTTGTGCCAAATCTCTCCCAGCTTGATAATCTACATGATTATGTGAACCACTATCATCTTCGTCATGTCTAGCTTGGAAGTGTGTGGAAGTAATAGCGACATTATAATTTGATCCAGTATCTATTGAACCTTGAAAATTCAAATTCTGACTATCGGTTGCTGGGTGAAGATTAGTACACATAAATACATATTTATCGTAAGTTGAATCCAATGTAACATCTGACGTTCCATCTACAAAATTGATTGTAGCAGTATCAGAAGCAGTAATTGTTTTTATTAAATTCCATGTTCCACCACCTGAACTAGCTTTAACTATTCCTGTATGTCTGCCTGAATTTTGTGCTATTATTCCACTCATAATTAACTATCTTTAATTCCATAGAGTTTTATTTTTCCAGCATCTAGGTTGCCACTTCTCATTTTAAATTGACACCCAGTTAAAGCACTGGTTGTGTTAAAATACCCAGCAACATTACCACGATTAGAAGAACGATCTGCTCCATTTTCACCCATAAAAGTTGTGCTTGAAATAAAATGTTTAACGAAAGTTGTATCGGATATTGCAAAAATTTGTAAAGTTCCTACAATACAACCATCATTATCAGTTGATGGATATGATCCAGTTGTTAATTGTTGAAATCCTGTTGCTTGTGCTTCATCAATACCACTATAACCCATTTGACCACTTCCATCATCTTCTTCATGCTCTGCATAAAAAGCCGCCGAAGTTTTAGTAACATTCCAATTAGACCCATCAGTTGTTGCATTAAATTCTAAATTTGCAGTTGCAGATGGATGAATATTGATAAATTCAAAACAATAAATAGGATATGTTGCATCAAAAGTAACTCCATCAGAGCCATCTACAAATGACAATGTTGAACTAGAACTAGCAGTTAAAGTTTTAATCAATGTCCAAGTTCCACCACCACCACTTGCGGCTTTAATTAAACCTGATGTTCTTGCTGGATTACTTGAAATTATGCCTGT